CCCTTTAAGCCATGAGTGCATCGATAAATAATAAACAGATATATAGCGCTTCAAAACTCTTTAAATTAAGAAAGGAATATATGACAAGTGTGGTGCCCCGCCGAAGGTATAAAAATTTTTATGATTCATCGCTTGTGTATTATTATGGCAAGGTCAATTTAAACGGCGATATTGTTTATTTATCAGAAAAATACCTTTCGATTTTATCCAATTCAAATCAAAGATCAGGTCAAACTTTATATGCACTTAACTTTGTCGCCCAAGCATTTAAAGATTTTAGAGATTATTACATTAAAGGAATAAGCGCTGGATTGATAAAGGGAGATAATCCGGTAAATATTATTGAACCAGTTAAAGGCTGGGAAAGTGTGCATGAACTTTATGCAAACAATATTAATGGACTGTATTCTTCGTTGATCAACAGATACCTACAAAGCCCATCAGAAGATTATGGTGTTGACAATTCATATCCAAATAATTTTGATGAATTTATACGTTCAGTTAACAATCTGTTCCACATAAAGGGCAAAAATGCGAAAATTAGTCGGTCATCTTTTATTTTATCCTCCCAGTGCCCACTTTCTATAAGCGGTCTTGCAATTGAAATATCCCCAAGAATAAGTTACTCTAATGATAAAGAAAAAAATAACGATTTTTATGAAAATCGTAATTTTAAATTTTATATGCATGCATTAAAAAAGTTTGGTTTTATGGTTGATGTTGATTATCCCGGTAGGATAGTCGCAGACATAGGTTCTCCCGCCATGCAAAAATATATGGCAAAATTTGGATTAACTATGGACAATCTGTTCGACAAATATTATTATAAAGCAGGTGAATATGACTATGATCTTGTTCGCATTTATTTGCTTCAATTTTACAACAACTATGTAAAAGATTATCCCAGCCGCACCATCATTTCAAAACAAGGTAGCGTAAAACGTTCAAAGTATTCCATGAACACCCAAAATTTTAAAATAAACAATCATCCAATTCCAACAGCAATCATAGATCTCACTTGTGAAAAAACCACTAAAAAAACAGTGGTAAAAATGCGATTAACTCAAGGAGATTTAGAAGAAAAGTACAATGATGAATACTGGATTACTCAGTGTATAAAGATACTTAACTATGAGCTTAACAATATTTACGATGACTCTAAATTGAACAAAATTATAAAAAATGCACAAGATTTAAATAAAAACATTGACATTGATACGGCGAGAAGTTATATTAATAACGTATTTAAAATATTGCGTTACCCATCTACTATGAAATCACTGTCCAACTACATAGAGGACTCTCAAAATCGCATCGTTGATGTGCTGGAACAAAGTTCTTTGCCAACCTCTGTGGGTGCAACTTCAACCAGCGGAGGTTCATCAGGTGGTTCAACGTCAGGCGGCGGTTCAGGTGGCGGCGGATACTAAGAGTGATACTTGTTAGTTCAAACATTAGATGATAAAAAGCATTGCGTCGGCATTTATAATGACGGCAAACTTATTTATGACTGTGAAGAGTTTGACTTCGACGCTGTAACTGCAACTTGGGGCTATAACCCTGTTTTTTCTAAAAAAGATGCTCTCATTGCCTCTATATTCGTTGAAGGCAAATCTTTAAATGAAGTGTGCCCATCTTTTCTTAGACACCGCTGGGATACAATTAACGCCCGTATGAATGCCTTTTATAAGTCATTTTCGACTGCTAAAATAAACATGGACATCCACTGTTTTTTTGATCTTGTACCTGAGCGATTTTTGTTAGAGTATTGCGAAGTTAAGAACAAAATTACTAATCATATTGTCAAAGCATATAAGAAGCCTGCAAACTATAATTTTATGAGAAGTTTATCCGAATTCACATATGATATTGGGCAAAGAAAGCTTAATATTGACTACTCTGAAATCGCTCGTGACAGTCATCAACTTAAAGTTAGAAACTTTATCAAAAAGTCAAAATATATTAAACCTTATATCAAATACAATATGTACGGAACAAAAACCGGGCGTATGACAGTCAAAAAGGGATATTTTCCTATCTTAACTCTTGATGGTGAATATCGCTCTATTATTAAACCCACAAACAATTATTTTGTAGAACTTGATTACAATGCAGCAGAACTTCGTGTTCTTCTTGGGCTCTCTGGTAGGCAACAGCCGACAGAGGATTTGCACCTTTGGAACTTAAAGACCATATTTCGCAATATTGGTACAAGAGATCAGGCAAAGAAAAGAATTTTTTCTTGGCTTTATAATCCACAATCAAAAGATCAGTTACCGAGTAAATATTATGACCGCGAGGGCATATTAAGAAAATATTGGAACGGTCAGGTTATTATAACCCCGATGAATCGTGTAATTCAAGCGGATAAACACCATGCACTAAACTATTTAATACAGAGTACGACAAGCGATATCGTACTATCCAGAGCGTTTAAAATTGCCGAGAAACTTAAGGATAAAAACTCCTTTATTTCATTCACACTTCATGATAGTATAGTAATTGATTTTGATGACAGTGAGCGTGAATTGGTGGGAGAGTTGTTGGCGTTATTTTCCAATACTTCTTTTGGTAAGTTTCAAGTTAATTTAAGCGCTGGCAAGTCTTACGGCGATATGAGGAGAATTGAATGGACACAATAGTGGGCTTGGGTAAAGCAGGTTGTGCTATTGCTGACAAATTTGCGGAGTATCCTCAATATAAAACTTACAAGATAGATTCAGAAGGAATTGATGGTAAAAGTAGGAACTGTCTTCTTCTTAAGCGACAAAAAACTCCAGAAGGGTATGAAAAAAGTGTTCGCACAATGAAGACTTTTTTTAAAAACGTGAGTAACGATATTCTGTTTGTTATTTCTGGTTCTGGCATTATCTCTGGATCGGCACTGCAAATCCTCAAAAACCTACAAGACAAAAACATCAATATCCTTTATATCAAGCCTGATTTGGAATTTCTTGGTAAAAAAAATATATATCAAGAACGATTGGTTAGAAATGTTCTACAAGAATATGCACGCTCCGCTATGTTTAAGCGCATATTTCTTGTCGATAACAAAAAAATAGAAGATATTCTTGGAGATGTTCCGATTGTTGGATATTATGACAAGTTGAACGAATTAATCGTTTCTACAATTCACATGATTAATGTCTACAACCATCAAGAACCAATTCACGCAACTCCATTTGACACAGGCGAGACAACTCGCATTTCAACACTTGGAATACTGAATATCGAAAAAGGTGAAGAAAACTTATTTTTTTCCCTTGACAGCATTCGCGAAAAGAGTTATTATTATGCTATCAACTCAAAAGTTTTAGAAACAGACGGAAAATTGTTGCGACGATTAACAGACAATATTAATAAAAACGTTGGCAAAGACGTTCGTGCTGGATTTCAGGTTTACTCTACTTCTTATGATGAAAACTACGGTTATTTGGTAGTAAACACTGAAAAAACAAACAATTAGGAAAATTATTATGAAAACATTATTGACAAAAGTATTAAATTTTGGTAAAAGCTATTGGAAACGAGGGTTGGTTATTGCAGGACTCTCAGCGGTAGGCACTTTTGCCGCCCTTGAGGTTCACAAGGACGGAATTGAAATTGGAAAGAAAGTTGGGCGCTGTGAAATGGTATGCGTTATCATGCAAGGTGACTTTGTTGCCTTGGATGACGACGGTTGCCAATGTGAATTTTTTGATGGCTTTACTTTTACCATCCCAGTAGATCCAGATTATTTTGAATAAAAAACTTTACAACAAACAAAAACTATGTTATATTAAATTTAGCAAGGTGAGAGAGTTATCACCTTGACTCTAGACCAAACAGTCACAAAGGAGAAAATACAATGGCGATTGATTTAGATAAAATGAAAGCCCGCAAAGCGGCACTTGAAGGAAAGGGTGGTGGAAACCGCGATACGTTCTGGCGTCCACAAGATGGCGAACAAACAATTCGTATCGTTCCTACCGCAGATGGCGATCCCTTCAAGGATTATTGGTTTCACTACAATGTAGGAAACAATCCTGGGTTTCTTAGTCCGAAGAAGAACTTCGGCGAAGATGATCCACTGAACGACTTTGTTCGGAAACTCTTTAACGAGGGCACCGAAGAAAGCATTAAGATGGCGAAGTCCCTTATGGCTCGTCAAAGATTTTTCTCACCCGTACTTGTACGAGGTGAAGAAGATAAGGGTGTTCGTATCTGGGGATATGGAAAGATGGTATATGAGCAATTGCTTAACCTTGTTTTGAATCCCGAATACGGAGATATTACCGACACAGAGACAGGAACGGATCTTGTCCTACACTATGGTAAACCCCAAGGAGCGAGTTTCCCTCAAACGAAACTTACTCCGCGTCGTCGCTCGTCGCCCCTCTGTGATGAGGCTGTCGGTGGTGATGATCGCTGTGCGGAATTGCTTGAAAGCATTCCTGAGTTTGATACGCTATTCGAGCGTAAAACATCGGCAGAAGTAGGCGCACTTTTAGATGCCTACCTGCTTGGTGAAGAAGGCACCAGCGAGGAGACTAAGACTACAACCCCTCCTCCTTCTACTGACACAGTTTCCTCTGTTGATGCTGCCTTTAACGAACTCATGGGA